GAAGAGGCTAAAAAACTAGAAGAAAGTTTAGAGGCTGAAAAAATAGAGGCACAAAAGAATGAAGAAGATTTAAAACAGCGCAGCCTCCATAAAATGCGCTTGACAATCTTAAAAAATAAATACTAATATTAATTTTCTATAAAATGAAAAATTCAAAAGTAATCAAAGAAGAGAGAGCTGAGGTTATCGAGAAAATGGAAAGTTTAGTATCTTCTGCTGAAGGTCGTGACTTGACATCTGACGAGACTGTAGAGTTTGACTCTTTGAATGATAAAGTAGAAGAGCTTAACTCAATGGCTATACGCTCTGAGAAGTTTGAAGCTCTAAAAGCAGCTAACGCTGTAAAAGAAGAAAGAACTAACACACCTAAAGAGGTTGAGTCTTTCTCATTCCAAGAAGCTATGCGTCAAGCTGTTTCTGGTAAAGTTGAAGGTCTATACAAAGAAATGGACCAAGAAGCTCGTAACGAGGCTCGTATGACTGGCCAAAACTTCAAAGGTTTAGCTATTCCTTCTATGATTTTAGAATCGAGAGCTGCTGCTGAGACTGGTGCAGTTAACGGTACTGAGGTTATGTCTTTCACAGACCAATTAGAAGGTAACTTAGTTTTAGCTTCTGCTGGTGCTAACTTTTATAGTGGTATCAACAATATGAAGTTCCCAGTTGTAAGTGGTGTAAACTCTTACTTCGTTCCTGAAAGTGGTGGAACTGCTGGTGCTGCTAATGGTACAGCTACAAGCCTTACATTATCTCCAAAGAAGATTATTTCTGTTGTTAATGTATCAAACGAGGCTATGGCTCAAAACGCTTCTTTAGAGGCTGCTCTAAGAAGAAATATGGCTGCTAACATCGCTTCTACTATCGAGCAAGCGTTATTAGATACTGCTGATGTAACTAACGCTCCTACTTCTATTTTTGCTGACGCTGCTGCTGGCTCAACTGCAAACGATGCTGCTGCTTACTTAGCTTTAGAAGAGGCTGTTATCGCTGCTGGTGTTCAATTACAAGGTGCTAGAATGGCTTACCTTTTAGATGCTGATGCTTACGGTACGGTTAAAGGTTTGGCTCAAGTTGCTAGTGTTTCTCCAATTTGGGACAATGCTACAAAAGAGCTTAACGGATACTTCGGTTTTGTTTCTCCTAATGTTGCTACTTCAGGTACAGCTTCTAAAGCACACGCTTTATTCGGAGACTTCTCTAAAGTACACATCGCTCAGTTTGGTGGTTTAGATTTCCTATACGACCCATATACTGGTGGTGCTACTGGAGAGCCTAGATTAATTGTTACTTCTTTAATCGACGGTGACGCTGTTCAAAATGACGCAGCTTTTGCTTCTTTAATTGAGGCGTAATTTATATATTTTAACGGAGGGAGTGGAAACACTCTCTCCATTAATTTTTTAAAATGGAATACTACAACTACAATATCAACACATTAAGAGGCTCTAACTATGTGCCTTATGGTAAGCTAGTTTTAAAGACGGCTCCAACTTCAACGGTTATCTCATTATCAGAAGCTAAAGCGTTTTTAAGAATAGACTCAGACTATGACGATGATAATACTTATATAACATCGTTAATTAATGTTGCTACTTCAGTTGTAGAAGAGTTTACACGACGAAGGCTAATAACTCAAACTTATAATATTTTTTATGATGAGTTCCCTCCTTACATTGATTTACAAGTGGGAGATGTTGCTAGTGTTACTCACATTAAATATTATGATACCGACAACACATTACAAACTTTAGCATCTTCTCAATACGATGTTGATACTAAGGTAAGACCAGGAAGGATATATCAATCAGAGACTGGAGACTTCCCAAATACTTACGAAAGACCTAACGCTGTAGAAGTTGAGTTTGTAGTAGGTGGCGCATCTAGTGATGTTCCCGCTCCAATAGTACAAGCAATTTATATTATAGTTGGACGATACTATGAGAACAGACAAGATGTTGTTATGGGAACTCAAGTAAATGAATTACCTTTAATGGTAGACCACTTATTAACTCCTTACCGATTGCTTGAACTATGATAATAGGCAAAATAGCTAGAAAGTTAAAATTATATACACAGACTTACTCAACTAACGCATACGGCGAGAGAGTAGTATCTGACAATAGCTTTGTGACTATTTATGGAGATTTTGACTTTAAAGGTGGCAATACTTCTTTTGATGCTGATGCCTTAATAAATGATGAGCGTATAGAGTGCCTAATAAGATACAGAACTAACATAGGAGTATCTCCTCAATATTTTATCTCTAATGGCTCTACTAATTACTCGATTAAAAGCATAAAGGAAGTAGGTCGTAAAGACAAAATGATACTTTTATTAGAAAAGAACGATGTCGTAGACTTATCACAGACGGCAGCTAATCAATTTGTATTTACTATTGACACAGAGAACACTTCTAGTGGCTCTAGTTTAAATACTCAGTTTACAATGCCATTAGTTAGTAGTGGTAGTTATAACGCTACGGTAAACTGGGGAGACGGCTCTAGCGATACAATAACAAGCTATAATCAATCAGAGGTTACACACACTTACTCAAGTGCTGGACAATACGAAGTTAGTATAGAGGGAACATTACAAGGTTGGCAATTTAATAACGCTGGAGATAGAGCTAAAATGCTAGATGTAAAACAATGGGGAATCTTAGACTTATCAACTAGCGAGGCTTTCTATGGTTGTACTTATTTAGATGCTAGTGCTACAGATGCGCCTATCGTTTCTACTACTTCTTTTTATCGAATGTTTAGAGATTGTACTAACTTTAACGGAGCAATAGGTAACTGGAATACATCAAATATTACGAGCTTACAAGATTGCTTTATGGATGCAAGAAGCTTTAACAAGCCTTTAAATAGTTGGAATGTTTCAAATGTAGAAACTACTTACCAAGCATTTAGAGATTGTGTTTCATTTGACCAAGATTTAAACTCTTGGAATACATCTAATGTTGAGGATATGGCTAGGACATTTTGGGGTTGTAACAACTTTAACGGAGATGTTTATAGTTGGGAAGTTACAAATGTTGAAAATATGAGTTATATGTTTTATGATTGCGACCTATTCGACCAATCTTTAGCAGCGTGGCAAATTGTTAGCGTTGAGGATATACAAAATTTTATGACTGCTGCCACTGGTTTAAGCTCTTCTAACTATGATTCTACTCTAATAGCTTGGGCAGACGGAACGGTAAACGACGGATTAAGTATAAACTTCGGAGGCTCACAATATTCTGTAGCTGGAGCAGCAGCAAGACAAAGTTTAATAGATGACGATAATTGGACTATAACAGACGGAGGACCAGTATAATGAAAAATTTAAAAAATACCAATGTATGCTATCCAACTGACGAAACTTATTACATAGGTTGGAATGATGATAGAACAACTATTTTAATTTATGGCTCTATTTTGTCTAGTCAATGTTTTGAAACAAAAATGACAGAAATAGACTTTTATACAAAAGAAATAGATTGGGTAAACATATTAATAGATAACGGTATTAACCCTTTACCAGAGCAATGATAGTATCAGCGCAAATAGATGAGAGAGAGCTAAATTCTTTAATTAAGGACTTAGAGAAGCTTAATATGTCTGATAGTAAAAATAAGACACTACTAAGGCAAGGAATGCGTAAAGCTTCTAAGCCTATACTGCAAGAGCTTAAATCTATTGTTCCAGTTGAAACTAAACAACTTAAAAAGTCTTTAGGTATAATCAATGGTAAGAATGTAAAAGGCAAACCACCAACGGTATATGTAGGACCAAGAGTAAAAAAATCATTTTCAGCTATGAATAAAAGTGGCTTTTATTTCTATTTCTTAGAGTATGGATTTAGAGGAATACCAGGACTTAGAATGTTAGATAAGACTGCAGCTAGTAAAGGTAACACAGCTATTAATAGCGTGATAGGAGAAATAAAAAAACTCATTGATAAAAGAATGAAGTAATGGAGATAGGTAAAGTAATATATAATATACTTAGCAACGATTCAAATGTTGCTCCTTTAGTTACTACTGACGGTAATTTAAGAATATTCCCTAGCCGTTATAATTTCCCTACTAATGTCAAGCTACCTTACATAACTTATCAGATGTTTGCAGATGAGCCTAACAACACTAAGAACGGAGTTAGTGAGTATGACTATGTAAGAGTACAGATAAGTTTTTACCATAACAATTACGCTGACTTAGTAACTTTAGCTGGGTATATTCGTACAGCTTTAGACTATGTAAGTGGAACATATAGTGGTGTAGTAGTAGATAAGATATTTTATCAAGACCAGAATGAGCTATACGATGATAGTGCTGGTTCTATTGGTTTATATGGTATAGCACAAGATTACAGATTTAACATAAATAGATAGATATGTATAAAGTAAAGATAAAAAAGAACATTGAGTGCAGAGAAGTACAATATCAAGAGGGCGAAACTTACGAAGTAGTAAGAGCAGTCTTTAACTTTTTACAGCACAACGATGCAATAGATACAACAAAGAAAAAGTCTAAGAAGAAAAAAACTTCTGAGGATTTAGATATTAGCTAATTATAAATTTAAAATTAAAAGAAAATGGCAATTTT